GTTAAACCGATATTAAAATTACCTGTTTTTAAACGCTCTTTTACACGCTCTTCAATTTTAAGTTCTAAACTGCTGTAGACGTCACCCACTCCTTCGTCTATTTTCTTGTATAATTCATCGGGTGTAATGTTCGGTAACTGACTTATACGATCTCTGTGGCGTCGTAACTCATTACTCCATATTGATTTAATATCAGCGCTTAACACTTGTAGTGCTTGCGGAGGTGTTCGCACATCTGAAGGGAGACCAAGTAGGTTTTTAACGTAGTTTGAATCGTTAACTTTTCCAGGGATAGGTATTCCGCCTTTAATCGTCGTGTTACTAAAATCTGTTTCAATTATATCCGTGTAATCACGCACAGCGAATCGAGACATAACATTCTTTTGAAAGTCAGTTTCGTTACCGTTAGCTTTTAATAGTTCTTTATAATCAGTAAGTGACAACTCGTCTTTAAAACTTTCTAGATCGTCGCTTACATCAAGACCTAATTCTAATTGTTTACGAATCTCCGCATACACATCAGGGTTAGTGACAACATTAGCTTCGCTTTCTCTGTTATATGTTTTATTCGCTTCTTCTCGCATCTTTGCAATTAAGCGTTCTGCGTCTGAAGGTTTAACTTTATTCTCGGTAAAGCCTGTACGAACACGTGTTGACCAGTCGTTTAAAAACGCATCTGTTATTGGTTCGTCGTTATTTAAACGCTGTTGAAACTCAGCTTCAAAAGGTTCTGATACGTTTGTTTTATTCGTGTTATAACTCGTAATAGCCAAGTTAGTGAAATATTGACCGTTAGATAATATACTGCGTTCAAGCTCGTCTAAGCTGTTTAAGATTTCCGTGTTAGCAAACTTTGCTCCCTTATCATTAATCTTCCACTTCTTTAATTCCATGACCTTTTTCATCGCACCCGCCGTGTTACCTTGTTCAACCATATCCGTAATGGCGGGCTTAAATAAGTTATCAAGTGCGTACTTACGACTACCTTTAAAAGAACCAGCACCGTCGTCTAGCCACTCTTTAAACACAGGGTCGTTAATGTCGAATTGATTACGCGTCCAAGCGCTTACTTCGTCGTTTATAGAACCTAACCAATCCGTCTTACCTTGAGCGATTGCCATGTCTTGCTCGCGTCTTGTAACGGTACTTATGAACTCGTTTGAAATCGAATCAAGCAACGGTTTAACTGACTCACGCGCGTAGGCGCTGTCTATACTATCGTAAAAACCTTTGACCGCCTCTTGTGCGTACCCTACTGGATCATCTGCTTGTAAAGCTTCAGGGTCGGTTAATAACTTACGTCTAAATTCTTTTGCTTGCGACTTACTACTTGCCGCTTTAATGCCTAATAGAAAGTCAGGGTTAGAGCGTTCGTCTATTACGCCTTTTTCTGCAAGTTTACGAAGCTGTTGTTTGGTGTTACTTCTACGGGCATCTAAAGACGCTCTTGCTTTTTCTGGGTCTTCTGCAAAGAATTGTTCACCTTTACCTTTTTGATAATCTCCCTCTTCTTTTTTAAACGCCGCATAGTTCTGTAGTATCGGATTAACTTTTTCCAACGACCTAGCAAGCTGTAACATCTTGTTATCACCAGCCTGTTGAACGGATACACGATAGTTACCACCGCTTTGTATCGTCGCTTGAAGGTTAGGGGCGTCCGCTAAGTCTTGGACTTGAAGTCTTTGTTTCGTAGCCATATTATGATGTTAATGATCTTTTAAGGTCAAGACCCGAACGAAGACCACTCAATCCGCCACTACCGATGCTTAACGCGCCTTCAAGGAAGCTTGGTTTACTTACAGGTCGATTAATTCCAATTTGATTATTAACAGTTCTGAAGCCAGCGTCCGTCAACGCAAGTCCAGTTTGTACGTCTTTCATCTCTTGCTGACGAGTAATGCCCATGCGGTACGCCGCTTCTTGACGCGAGTAATCGTTTAACAACGCATCAACAGAAAGTCCTGACACACCTGACTCACCAGCGCTTACTCTTGCGGTAGCAGATGCTTCACGTGCTTTATTCGTAATCTCATTTACTTCACGTGCAGTCGCTTCTTGTTCCTGACCTTGACGCATACGAATAGACATTTGTTCTTGTTGCGCGCGTTTTTGCTCGGCAATAGACGCTTGTCTTTGATACGCTAGTTGTTGCTTCGCCTGTTGGCGTTGCCCTAAAAACGAAGCGCCCGCTGAACCAGCGCCTAAAGCTAAACCTGCTAATGCTAAGTTACACATAATTAAGAATTGTTATTTTTGTAAATATGAAATTGTTTATAACCGTCGATACCAACGTCGCTAAAAGTCGCCCCTAACCACGTTAACCAACGGAATGAAAGTTCATTTGATTCCATGACATAGTTTGTCAATACGTTATAATCGCCCATAAGTCGATCTATCCACTCCTTTGAATGTTTAATAAAAGTCTTTTTAATGAGGTGCATACGGTGAGTACCAAGTAACCAGATTACACCTATGTTCGGTTGTCTGATCGCTGGACACACGCCAAAGCTTCCAACCATGCGCATATCAAGTGTAGTTACTGTCCACGCTTCTTCTGATATTTTATAACTCTCTTGAAGCGCTTGACGAGGATGTTGACCTAGACCTATTATTTCTAACATATCTTGGGTGCGCATATCTTCGTATAAAGGCAACCAATCAAACTCCCCATTGGCGGGATCGATCCGACAGTCACTATAAATGTACTCAACTGTATCGTCTTGATCGGGCATGTATAAAGCTTTCAAATTCAGCTGATAATAAATGGGCGGGTAACGCTGAAGAAGACTTTATTTTAACGGTCGCTTCATCGTGTTTACAGTGTATAGGAAAACGGAAACTACCATTATCTAACACAAGAGAACCAATGACAGAGTCTGCGCCAAGGACGGAAGGATTAAAAGCATAAGAATAAGTGTCACGGAATTTAGGCGTTACTTCAATCGTAAAATGTCCAGTGTTAGAATATTCAACAGAACCATTCTTTAACATCTGACCTGTAAAGTTACTTGTACTACGTCCGCCCTTTTCCGTAGGTTGTTTAAGCGTCTGTAATGAGAACTCATACTCCATGTCGTATTCGAGTCCTACAAAGAAGTCAGTACTTGAGATGTCTACGTTAACAGTAAACGATGAGCTGGATAAACGAGTAAGCGGTAGCCGTGCGCCATCAAGCGTATATACAACAGCGTTAACTGGATCATAAGGCATACCTGTAACCGTCGTTAATTTAGTTGTAGCGCTGTAAGTCTTTCCTAATGCGGCACTTGCGACACGACGATCTAACAAAATAGAATATGACTTCGTTCCATCGACATGAGCGGGTTCGACAAACATGCGTTCTAAGTTTGTCTTTGTACCGTCGTTTGTAACGAGGTAAAGCGTTGAATCAACAAAACCCATACCAATCACATCGTTAGCAAAGTCAAAACGTTGCCAAGCTGATTGTATTTTTTCTTTGTTATTCCAGTAGTAGCGATAAACGTAAAGCTGTTTTAAATTATTACTTGAAGAACTAACGATTAAGTCTTCGGTCGATGTACCAATTACGTTTCTAAGACTTCCTTTTATATATGTAGGAACTTGAGCGGTGATTTCAGACGCGTCAAAAACGTCCGTATCATTATCGACAAAGAACTCATATACGCCTTCGCTCTGTCCGCGTGGAAAACTAAAATATACAAAGTTAGAAAGCGCTAAAGGTCGTATCTTTGTGTTCGCGTTGTACTCGGTAACAGGTGATATACTGACTGTTTTCGGTGTAAGTATCTGATTACCACGTAGTACGAACTGTGATTGTGGACCGAACAACAGTAACTTCTCTTGGAACGGTATAGCGTGTTTAAGCGTCGATACCTTCGTGTGTGCCACGCCTACATCAATAGGAGCAGAATCAAGAAGTGATTGGGTAGTCGTTCTCCAGAAGTTAAAATATTTATCAGCTTCGCTAAAAACGACGGATGTATCAGTTAACAACCCAAGTCTGTTCTTAAAGAAAAAGATGTCGTTTATTTTATTATCTACAAAAGAAGGCGCTGGATTTGTTTTTAAATTACCCGCCTGTCTATCTTCCCACAATACAGGTCTTATCGTATAACCTGTAATCTCTCCCGCCGCATTCAGCGGATTAGGAAGTATACGTATCGGTAATGTTTCTCTATTAAATCCTACTTTTTCACCCTTGCCTTGTCCAATCAAGCTACGGTCTTCTGTCCATCCTACCGATTCAATCCACGAACCTTCGCCAAAATCTTCGTTATCTTTCGTTTCAAAAACGACAAAGTAATCATCTTGATCGAGTTCGGCGTCCCCTCGTACTTTGACACGAAACCCGTTATAACATTGCTTAGGTAGGTCAGTTATAAAATCAACTTCTTTATAAATTGCTTGTAGCCCTGTGTTAGATAAACCATCGCTCGTTCTTATCGTGAAGTCCGACTCAACAGCGTTTGTAATCTTTACAACACTACCTTTGGCTTCTGCTGATATTGTAGCTCCGCTAGTTATAGTCCCAGCTGTAAAAGTAGCAACAGAAAAACCCGAAGGTACGTAAAAATTAGGGTCGGTGTTTGTGTATGTAGAACCTAATCTTACCACTTTTCTAGCATGTCCCTGTGCAGTTACATCCACCCAAGCCCCCCTTATATATAGATATTCACGCGTCTTAGGATCAAGCGCCACGCCAGATACGTATCCAGAGCCTACGGACGTCATGTTAACACCTGTTATAACACCGTTCGTAATAACGGCTTCACCTTTAGCGCCTTTACCATTATTCCCTACTTGGTCAAATGTAATTTCAACTTTGTAAGGGGTGTCAGGGAAACCATTTAAATAGTAGTAGAGCTCAGAAGCTGTATAAGAGAAGTAACCATTACCACCGTCGGTAATATTTACGCTTGTTAAATACGTTCCACTTGTCGGGAAGGCTGTATTAATAGATGTAGCTAATGCGCCCGCAATGTCTTCAGAGTCGTCGCTACTTGAAGCTTGTACTGGAGCGCCTAGTGCAACCTCGTTTATTACGACGTTGTAATCCACGTTATGTGCGGCTTGCTTAACAAACACTAACGCCTCTTTAGCAAGTGTCTCTGATAACTCAGTACCCAGTGATACCGTTGTTTTTTTATTAGCTACAAAAGTATAATCAGCAACCGTTAAAGCTCTAAGATCATTAAGCGGATCAGTCGCACCGTCAAGATACGTTTGAGCGCTACTGCTTATACTTGTAATAGGTATAGACGCTCCTGACTCTAAATTAAAAATACTTACTGCTGTAGTACCGCTATCATGGTTAAAACATATGACGTGCTTATTCGTATCATCACGGTCTACAAAATGGACTAAAGCGTCGTTTTGGAGCGGCGTACTAAACAGGTCTTTAACGTGTTCAGTACTTGGACGTTTCGTAAGTCCTTCAACAACAGAGCTTATCGCGTTTACTTGGCTTTCAGCTTGTCCAGGAAATCTTAAATTGTCAGGTTGTTGCGATACACCTTGAACGAGGTTCGGTACAGAAGTAGTAAGTAACGGCATGTCTATCTATCTACAACACGTAATACGTCATAGTTGTCAAATATATTACGATCTGCGTTTTCACTATCGCTATCTATCGCAGTAGCTTTTGCGTTAATCTCGTCACGAAGCGTGAAGCTCTCGATCTCAGGAGACCCAAGAAAGCGATTAGCAAACTTACGTGCCGCTCGTATCGTGATGTAGCTTCTAAATTGTTGTGGTAGTTCTTCAAAGGTAAGTTCAAAAGTGATAGAGACGTCGAGGTCTTCGCCAAAAACGTCAGTATGGTTCTTCCTGTCGTACAGGTTATTACCACGTTGTACGATGTCTATGTCGTTGTACTTGTCGATAGGTACGTCGATTTTAAGCGTGTTTGTTGGGAGTACAATTGTGTTAGCTGATGTACGAGTGAGCGGATAAACGTGCTCGGTGTTGTAATGCCAACCTTCCGATTGGACTTCTCTATTAACTTCATCAAGGACGTTTAAAGCGGTCACCACGGAAACAGGTAAACTGCTACCGCTGATGGTATTAACAGGACTTTCGCCCACTACGCCAATCATTGTGTTGACTGCTTCAAGCTTCGATGTAAGTGCCATATATAAAAGGTAAGAATAAAGTTAAAGAATAATCTGATTGCGAGAGAGGAGCGAGGTCAAAACGAAAATTAAAACCCTCGCTCCCCTCAACACAACCAAACAAGAAGGACTATTTCTGTAATTCAATAGCACATTCTGGACGGAGTATTCCGTGACCCATAGCGTACTTTGCAATAAACAGAGTTCCTTGGCGCTCCATCTGATACTCGGACTCAGTCGCAAGATCAAGAAGCTTAACTGTTCCAACAGCCGATGGGTGAGCAACGATACCAAGCGAGTTGGTGAAGTTACCATTGTACCCTACGCCGCCTGAACCGAACACATCGTTAGAAGAAGCTCCGTCACCTGTAGAGGTGGAAGACAAATCAGTCGATGGAAGGTGAGTAGACTTGAAGATGCTGATACCAGCAACTTGAGCGATAGAACCAGAAGCAAGTGATCCAGAACCACCAACGTCTTGATTAGACGCAGAAGTCGAGATAACGAGCGATCCGCTACCACCAGTGATAAGCTTGTAATACTCTTGAGGACGAAGAACGCAGAATCTTCCATCGGAAGGAACGTCGTTTTCATCGAGCTTTTGAGCGGCTGTAAACAACGCGGCAACAAGTTCTGCTCCTGTTGGATCAGTATTGTCGGAGTCGTCAGAACCGTCAGCGGGTGTTCCCATCGCGTTAGCAGATACGTCAAGTACTCCACCAAGCTTTCCACCTGTAACGTTAGCTGTAGCTTCACGAGCGGCGGCGATAAACACTTTAGCAATCGCTTCATCGAAACGTTTAGCAAGCGCTTTACCAAGCTCAGAAGCATAGACGGAACGTATATCGTAATGATTTTTTACATCGTCGATAGAACTGAGGAATGTCGAAGAAAGAAGTACGTCGTCAATAGTGATGACTTTCTCGTTCTTCTTGATGTCGCTCAAGTAAGAGTTACCGCTGTCAGCAATGTTCTGTCCAGGAGTATAGTAGTTAGCGGAAGCAATACCTGTTACAGGAAATTGAGCGCTCTTACCATTCTCGATAGTACGGATAGTATGCAAAGGTTTGAAGATATTATTTTCTTCAAAGGTCGTTAATATTTCGCCAGCAAACTTCTTCAAGAAAAGGGCATCAGCCGCTCCACTTGAATTAATCTGACCGACGCGTGAGGGAGTTGTATCTCCATTAGCCATAATTAAGTTCTCCTATTTATAGAGTTAATATTAGTGTTAGTATTATTAGTCGTTGCTAGTCGGTCAGTTGTCCCGCGCACGGGGCTGTCTTTTGCTTCGTCTAAAAAAGTGTTATCTTCGTCCTCCAGGTGTGAAGTAAAACCCCACAATCATTGGCAGAACTACGGTTGCTTGAAAGAGCGCGATATGTCCTGTTGTAACAACCAAAGGGGCTTGGCTTGCTTGAAGACTGATGAGTCCGAATAAAAGTTCGTTCCGTCCTTCTCCCGTGATGTTAGTGACGGAGACAAGTGGGACGGTTGGATAAACGGCTGTGATGCACGTGACGAACGAGAGCGTTGACATCCCGATAAGAGCAAGCATACGACGAGTACCACGGACAAAACCGCCAGCATCCCCGCTATTGATACTTTCTTGAAACTTAACTGCTTGTTCATTATTACGTGCCTCCCTTGCCATTTCGAGTTCAAACCGATGTTGACGACTGTCTACCAACGCGCCGAAAACGCCCTTTAACACGCTTCCCATCGCGGCACTTCCACCGCCTGTTAGAAAGAGTGTTAAGAGTTCAAACATATCAGATATTGGATACCGCCAATCGACGGTCTACCTCGGCGTGATACGCCTTATCGCCGCTTTTATATCGTGGGTCTTGCATTGCTCGACTCACTTCTTGCATAGATTGATACGGCATTGTCGATGTACCTGTTGTATTGCCCGTGACAAGCTTTGGTCCTTGACCACCTGTCTCGTTCTTATAACGCGCGTACAAACCGCTTACAGCGAGTTTAGCGTGTTCAACAGTTCCATTATTTACAACGTCGTTAAAAGTGTTCATTTCTTCGTCCGACAGCACTTCGCCAGCCCATTCCGACATAGTATCGTATTCACCATTTGCCGCGCCTTTAATCGTAGTTGATTCGCTGTCTTGTAGAGCCGCTTGACCACGCGCAAAGCTATCGACCAACTCGCGGTTAAGACCGACTTTAGCAAGCGCTTCATACGTTTCATCTGCAAGTTTACCGTCATTCTCAAAAAATTCCTTCGATGCGTCTGTGATTAAAGTTTGTGCTTCGTTTGATTCCGTAGAAGGTTCAGTCTCATTTGTTACTTCTTCTTCGACTTCTTGTTCTTCTGCGGGTCTGCCCATCTTGGATTCAAGTTCTCCATAGGCTTTGACGAGGTCTTCCGCTGATTTAAACTTCTCTGGTAACCATTCTGGGCGTTCTTGCTCGACTTGAGGTTCTTCAACCGTCTCTGTTTGCTGTTGATCGGGTTCAATCTCGTTAGGTGCTTTTTCGTTTATTTCGACTTTTTGGTAATCTGCCATGATGTTTCACTTTTGGTTGTTACTGTTCTTGTGGTTGTTGTTGTTGTGCAATAGCGTTTATAGTCGGCGCTACAGCGGGCGCTCCAAGCTTCATCATCATTTCTTGTTGTTGAGCCTGTTGCATCTGTTGTTGAATTTCTTCTTCCGTCTTAATCAATCCTTCGGTCTCGATTCCCAACGCGGTAGCACGTCGTTTAAAGTAATCACTTACATTGACGTACTGCATAACGGAGTCAGGACCTACGACTTGTGACGCTCCAGCAAGGAACATATCAAGACGATTAAGATCGTTACCACGTCCAAGCGCTTCAACACCTGTTACTATGGTAGGTTTAACGATGTCCTTCGGAAGTTTAGGAAGGCGATCCTTCTTACTCATTCGCTCCATTAAGCGCGATACAAGCGGAAGTTGGAACTCCTGTGAAAGTATTGAATAGAGACCGCCCAATGCTGATTCTAGTTCTTGGCTTAACATACGTATTTCTTCAGCTGTAACTCGTTCAGCATCACGCACCACGGAACTATTCAAAAGGAAAGCGTGAGATAAACGGTCTTGTATTTTAGCACTTACCGATTCAGCTACACGAAAATCATTAAACTTATTAAGTTGTAAAACGGATACATCGCCGTCACTACCTTGTACAATCGCACCGTTAGGCGCTTCAGCCAAAGTTCTCGCGCGCGTAGTACCGTTAGGATTAATCATAAACAACACCTTAGCGGCGGCGGCACTACCTTCTACAATTGCTTTAGTCAGCGCTTCAAGCGATTTAAGGTCGCCTATGTACTCTTCAACAAATCCACGTCCGTAGTCTTCGCCATCAATGCGTGTATATCTCAACGGTATCCAAGGCGATTTATCAACGGAATATGATCCTTTGGACTCTTCGATGACAATTCCTTTGACGTCCTGTTGAACGATGAACTTGTCACCTTCACGAACAATACTCGTGTATAAGTCGCAGTTGTTATCTTTTGATTCCTTGTAAACTTCTTGGCGTACTTCTTCGGGAAGCATGAACGGAGCAACAGTTTCCTTCACGGCTATATGCGTGACATTTCCCATTGCATCGCGCTTAACGACGTATCTGTCTGGACGGAACACACGCATACCACCTTCGTCAGGCATGTATAAAAGCGTGTTACCACTAACCAATAAATTCTTTAGTGCTTCAAACACACCGACTCGAAACGCTTCGACTTCGACCTCTTGACTTACTGCTCGTTCAACATCGCTTAAAGCTTTTTCAAGATCGGTGCGTAACTGTTCGCCTTGCTCCTCGCCCATTTCTGCCTTTGCTTTTTCAAGCTCGTATCGGTCGATGACCAAACGAAAGAAAGGCGCGTTAGGCGGTAGTAAAGCGAGTAATAACTTAGACGCTAGGTTGTTTACACCACGCGCTCCAATGCCTTGATACGGAGTGTAGTACTTCGTGTGAGGACCGTGTCCTTCGGGAGGAAGAACGTAAGGTATCGTCAACTCAGCAGACGTTCTAGCGCGATCTAAAAACGACCAACGCTGTCCTTCAAGTTGAGTGTATAGGCTTTGAGCCGTTTCGTATTGCATATATTTTAAAGAGGTTCGTCAGAAGTCCACTCGTCAGTTGCTAAAATTGTTAGAATTTCAGAGTGAGTGTGTTCAGTTTTACCGCTTAGAAACGATGGTTGCTTGCCCTCATATCGAGCTAATATCAAACTGCCGTCTAAACTTTTTCTGCTGTATTGTTCGTCAATATCAACAAGTTGGTCAAAGTCAAAACCTGACGCTTCACTAGAATTTGTTATTACATATTTTCTCATAATATTATTCTACGGAGTGTTGCCTGATCCTGAAACATAAGTTGCTCCGTTATTAGTAGCTGTGTTTGAATTTGTACTGGAATCTGTAACATTTCCTGTGCCTGAGTTAGCGTCTCCCATTCTCCACCATCCTACTAGATTAGATGAGGAGTTATAGTCTCCAGCATCAGTCCTTAAATCAATAGGTAAGCCCCCGTTACAGATAGCATTTATATTATTAACATCTAACGCTGAATCAAACACAGAAACCTCATCAATTAGACCGTCAAACCGTTCAGCGTTGTAACTCTGCCCAATCGTAGTTTCAGAATATATAACTGTATTCATAGTAGCTGTAATACTAGAACTATCGGCTGATCCGTTTAAATATAAAATAAACGATCCACCACTATAAACAATAGCAGCATTATACCAAGTTCCTGTACTTAGCGTAGTATTTCCTAGAGTCCCAAAACCACTACCATAAGTATTGCCTGATAACTTACTGCTAGAAATACCTAACATCCGATCTGTCCCTGTTGCGTTATTACTTGTTAACCTAAAAATATATTCAAAGTTAGAAAATGAATCAGCTTTAAACCATAATGAAATTGTAAGGTCACCGCTGATACTTAAATCACTACTTCCGCTTATACTGAGATAATCATTTGTTCCATCAAAATCTAAAGAATAAGTATTAGACACAGCGGGTACAGCAATACCGTCTGAGTTGTACCTTCTCCAACTAGAACCATCCCAAAGGATAACATTCTTAGAATCGGTTTCAAATAATACATCGCCATCCGCTGGTGAAGCTGGGCGTGTGCTTGATGTGCAAGTGCTAAATGTACTCATAATTATGTTTACTAATCGTTGTTATAAATATGCCAAACAGTTCCGTCCCAAACATAAAGATTGTAAGTGTCCGTACCAAAAGCATTAGTAACTTCTCCATTTGGATTGGTTGGTGTAGTTGTGAAAATGTTAGCTTCAGTGTCTCGTGTGGTTACATTGTAAGTGGCTACGGCATTTAAAAATGTTCCACTAATATTAGCTGTTGTAAAGCCACTAGATATTAAAGTAATTCCTGTGCCTCCACTGTTCGTTGAAGATGGATTCGTAAGAGTAAATGTAATTACAGTATCTGAACCTGTAGGCGCACTTTGACCGCCAGCAACTGTAAGAACTAAAGTACCACTAGACTGAGTCCAATCTGCACTTGATCCAAAGATAGTAGCACCAGCACCTCCGATTGTTAATGAAGAATTATCTGATGTTTGCGATCCTGTAAGTCCAGCCAATGTAATTGTTCCACTAGCCGCTATCGCTGATGAAGGTTGGATGGTTAAAGTTAAAGTATTTGAATTACCTATGGCAGTCTGTCCATTCTCTAAATTAGCAGTATCAAAAGTACTAGGCGGAACTGTAGGACTGCCTATGACCCCCAACCCAAATGTAGGAAGAACGAACATTAGGAAGCTGTGTCTCCAGCTAAAACGAATACATTGTCAGCATAAGCTAATAAACTAGCTACTCCATACTGAGCATTAATCTTCGTGTGTGATTGTCTATTGTTAATCGTAGTTGCTCCTGAGTCATCACTAAAGCTAACTTGCCCAGCACCTTTTTGTACGAATGAACAGTTGAAACCAGCACCTAAACCAGCGGGTACAGTAACTGTAACTGCTGACGCATTATTGAGGACTACTACTTTACCGTTGTCTCCCGCTAATAAAGTGTATGCTGTCCCTGTTTGGTCGTGAATACTTGCATCGAATCCAAGGATGGCAGTGCCTCCGAAATCTCCATCGGTTAGATCACCCGCATCAACTGTAACTGTACCCGTTCGGCCAGCAACTGATTGGACAGGGGAAGCCGCTACCAAATTAGACACTGTTATTCTTTTAGTCGTGCCGCCCGAACCGCCGTCAACGATTGCTAACTCATCAGCGTTATCGGGTGTTGTCGCTAATTCGGTGAGTGCTGAGATTTTTGTGTTTGCCATTTTATATAATTTCTAAAGTTAAAAGGTGATCGTTGAAGTCAAGAGCGAGGCAGAGTTAAATGCACCAGGTGTAAACGCCCAATAAAGTGACGCTTGAATTGGTTGTCCAGCGTTCGCTCCTATCGTAGCTATATCTATCGTAGCTGATGTCGCACTTGCACCATAATCCACACTGTGATCTACGAGAGGGGAAGAAGATGTAGACAATCTTGCGCGATAAGCGATGGCGCTTGTCACAAGACTCCAATTAAACACGGCACTTGAACCTGTAAGAGTAAGAGTAAGACGGTTATCGTTACTTGTGTAAGTCGTACTTGACGCTGTCTCTACTTCTAAGTAATCACCGCTTTCAGTAATTAAGAAATCACCATTCTCCGCAAGTAGTACGCCGTCTACACCACCAACGGCGTCAAAACCGTATATCGTACCGAAGGACGGACGTGAAAACTGATTAGGTAAACCGCTTAAACCACTAGGCTTTAGCTGGATACCTGTTGGGAACGTTAAAGACATCTTACAAGGAAGCCGTAGTACCTGTAGCGTAAAGACTTATACCACCACTACCACCAGCAGTTATGTTACCGCGTATCTTTTCGTAGTGTCCGTGGTCATCACGTATTAAAACGTTGCCTGTTGCGGTGATAGCTTCGCTGTGAATGACGCGCCATCCGCCTCCGATGTAGGCTTCAACAGTTACAGTCGCGCTCGTACTTGACGAAGCAACGGTAAAAGTCCAGCCTTTGGAGCGTTCAACGCTAAAGGAACTGCCCGCGCCTGTACTCGATTGAGCGTCCAAGAGCGTGATTTTCTGGAGTGATATTAATGACATGATGATTTATTCTTTCTGTGTATGTATTATTAACTAGGTAAATTAAGACCGCTACCTTGGTAAGAACCACCGACGCTTTTACGTTTCACTTGCGTCAATTGTCGCGTACCTTTTTTATTAGGTTTTTTTACTCCTCTTACTTGCGCTCTTGTCAGGGACTTCTCTGCCACAGGTGACGGAGGAGGCGGAGGAGGCGGAGGTGCTGGAGGAGGTGGTGGTGGATTAGGACTTGAAAAGCACATGATGATTATTCCTTGGGACTTATTAGTGTTTTATGTTGTTCGTCATAAGTATCTATAAGGAACTCGATGACTTTTCGTTGACCGACCTTGATCCATATCTCTCGTTCGCTGTCCTTTATATCGGGCAAACGAAGCGGAAAGCGAGCGTCTAAAGCGTCGATTAAACCGCGGCTCAAGTCGGGAAGTTTTCTAATAGAATCGGTCATTCACCTAAAAACTAATCGGATCAAACGGTTTATGTCGAGACAAATCTTCGTCTAAATCGCCTGTGACTTGATGGATTAAATGACTGTATTTTCGCTTTTGTTTTTCGTCAAAGCACGACGGCATCCATAGGTATTTAATCTGTTTGTGTTTATTATTATACTCGTCCTTACGAATAAGATAAGCCATCCACGCGTTCATAAGCGCGTCTTGTTCGGTCATGTGTGCCTTCTTATAGGCGTTAAGAACGGTGTCCCAAGTCGCTCCGTATATGTCGAGTAGCTTACCCGCTGACTTAACGCCTATGCCTGGAACGCCTTTATATCCGTCAACTGGATCACCCGCTAGTGTCTGCATCAAGTGATAATGATCCGCTTGTTCTTTGGTTGTCTCGTGTAACTCACCACGGTTGAAGTCGTAGAACGCACAAGGTACAGACTTGAAGTCTTTATCAATACTAACGATGATACGCTTGTCCTTTCGGTTCGGTCTTTCCGTCGCTAGGATTGCGAGTACATCGTCAGCTTCAAGGTTAGGATAGATAACCGTACCGTATTCTTCTGCAAGCCAATCGCGTATAGGGTCAAGTCCTATCGGTGCAAACTTAGATCGTCTATTCGCTTTGTACTCGCTGTTAAGCTTACGTCTGAAGTTGTTCTTATCAGATATAGCGAGGATGAAGTCGTCCGCTTTCATGCGCTTCTTAAACGTTTCGAGTCGATCAACGATCCATGTCTTAGCGCGAGCAAGATCAGTATGTACCGTCCACAGGTCTTCCTTCCATTGTATGTTAGCTTGCGCTGTAAACGCCGATTGATACGCCAGTACGTCGGCGTCTATTAATAATGTCGTTGTCATTTATTTCCTTTTTGTTGTTGGTTATGATTGTGTATTGTGAGGTAGTTGTACGCTTTAAGAATAATCGCTGGGTCGTCTTTAAGTAGTCCAAGCGCTGTGTTGCAACTGTGACACAACAGTCCTCTTATAGCGCCTGTCCTGTGATTGTGATCTACACCTAGTTTTTTGTCGGAGGTGTCTTCGCATATAGCGCATTTGTGTCCTTGCTTGAACGATATGTATTCGTATTCTTCAGTAGATAAGTTGTATCGCTTTTTTAAATTAGCTTTACGTCCGTGCTTTCTTTTATTCGCACGACTACATGCTTTACATCTTGTCGTCAGACCGTCCGCCCTTGCCCTGTCTTTATAGAACTCGGTCAGGGGATACTTCTTATGGCAAGTCGTACAAGTTCTCACGGGTAGTATTAGTGAGTTTCTGCCCAGTTGTTACCGACCTTGTACTCACCATCCAATGGACACTTCATCTTTAAATGATTACCCGCTTCTCTTATCGCGATACATGCGGTCTTACCGAATTGCTCTGCGAGTTCTGGTTTAACTTCCGTTTGAAACTCGTCGTGTATATTCGCTACGAATGTATAGTCGTGCATAGATCGCCAGTTACTCGTTGCCAAGTGTGTGTTTAAACTAACCAACGCTTGCTTCATCACGACTGCTCCCGCCGATTGTAACAGCGTGTTAAGCGCTGAATGTTCGGAGCGTATTGGTAGTATGCGTCCGTCTAATCCTCGTAAGAATCCACCACGTTTGACCTTTGATTCAACGGCTTTCTTCAACGCGTTTAAAGCGGGAAGAGATGTAAGGAATCTTTGTTTCAACGCTTTACCTTCTCGTGCTGTACCGCCTACGATCTCTCCAATCTTACCGTCACCAGCGCCGTATAAGAATGCGTAGATAAATGTCTTTGCTTGGTCACGTGTCTTTAGTCCAGCCGCTTGTTGATTAACCGTGTGAATGTCTTCTTCTAATAACTGACGTCCGTAGTTACCACCGTCAAACCCCGCGAGGTAATGCGCAAGCATACGCAGTTCAAGACCACTCGCATCACAACCGACAAGTACGTAGCCATCACGCGCTTTAAATAACTCACGACATTCCTTGCCGTAGGGTGCGCGTACTGCTGGTACTTGTGCGATGTTAGGATAGCTATGAGTACAACGACCTGTGACCGTTCCGTTGGTATTTACCTTACCGTGGATACGTCCCTTACGAACGCGTTTGATCCAAGCGTTGTCGCCTTCGGCTAACATGCCTAGACGTTTAACAACCATTAAGTATTCAAGTAGTAGATCAGCCGACGGATGCTTTACATTTTTAAGCACGGCTTCGTCGATCTTAGGTTTACCATCGGGTGTGAAGTGTACGGGTTTCCAACCTAGTTCTTTTAAACGTGCGGCGATCTGATCGCGACTGCCTGGATTAAAAGGTATGTTCTTAGTCTTGTTGCCTAGCTTAGTCGCCTTGTTAGCTAACGCTTGTACTTGTCCGTCTTCTTTCAGTATCTTCTTTAACGCCGCTTTAGTCACGCCAAAGAACTGTCTACCGTCGATCTCTATTTCCCATCCTTCGGGTGTCTTCATCTCTTCGACTACAGGTGGAAATGTCTTCTGTAAATCGTCGAGGAGTTCAGCACGTCGTGTGGTAAGTACTTGTATTAACTTGTCCGCTTTATCTTCGTCAAAGGCAAACCCCGCAAGTTCCTGTTTACGTATGATCCTAGCGAACTGATGTTCTAGGTTTAACATACGATTGTCAGGTTCTTCATCGCGAAGGTAAGCGCCTATAGCGTGTGTCACAATTACATCACGTTCACAATACTTACGCATCTCTTCCGTATACACGTCGAAGTTCTCGGAATCGAACTCCATCTTAGACACGCCTAAACGATTACCCCACGCCTTCAAGCTATGTGATCCCCAATATTCTTTCGGGAAATCCTTACGTACCATGTCGAGTTTGAACAAGTCAGAATGTACACAACGTGTCGTCACTGCTGTGTCTAGTATACGCGCTTTAGGCGACCATCCATACAGCTTAGTCAGCGCTGGTACATCGAAGCCTATGATATTGTGTCCGACGATTGTCTCAGCGCTGTCAAGTAGATGTAGTCCTTGTTGCATACTGTCGCTATCGAAGGTCAGCATCTGTTGCTTAATCGGGTTATAAACGCTCAAACAATGAACGGTATGTAAATCATCAAGCGTTACGAAGTCTTCTAACCCGTTAGTCTCGATGTCGAAGTATAATGTTTTATTCATGTTCATAGGTAGCGTATAACTTTCTTCCAATATTCTTGTGTCTCAACCTTGTGGTAACCATTAGGTCCGCCGTTGTGTATCCGTGCTAAGACTTCCCAAGTCGCATCCTTCGGTGCGTGTCTTTTCCAATATACCATCATCACTTGTTCAGCGTAGACCTGATCTACACACATTGCCCACGTTCCGTCGATTGATTGATCGTAGTTATAAGCGTCGAGCCAATAGCCAAAGCTTATTTGATAAGGACCGATTGATCGACCGCTGTCACCGACGGCATAAGGCGCATCATAAGCACCACCACTTTCGACAAGACGGATCGCACGGAACAGTTTTGAATAATCAGAACGGCTGTGACGAGGCTTCGGTAGTATTGTTATTAGTTTTAAGAAACGAGTTATCATGTTCATTTAATCTTCCTGTTTGTTGGTTGAAATGTAATGTTGAAGCTAGTCCTGTCTCGCCTGAGAATCGGTTCTTCAACACTCTTATACGTGTTTGGTTTGCGTCTGCTTCTGATTGTTGATTACGTTCTAATCCAATAACCATGTCAGACAGTTGCGGTATGGCGTGTGAACCTCGAAGATGTGCAAGCGATGTGATCGCCCCTTCCTCGTGTCCAGCGCCTGGAGGTCGCTTTAAATGACTGACTAGTACCATGCCACATTGCGTCTCTTCGACGAGAGAACGTAGGCGTGTCATCGTGTTGTCAATCAAGCGTCGTTCATCATCACCTTCAAACCCACTTACCACTATCGATAAATGATCAAGAAATATCCACTTACAGTTTAGTCCTTTGCATAGGTATCTAATTCGATTGAGTAGATTATCGCTGTCACAACTTCCGAAGTGATCGTAGGTAAAGAAGCGTCCGTTCCCTACCGTCTCTTCAAACGTAGGTCGTAATACTTCGTGGTGTATTTCCTTTTCGAGATGAAGCGGTTTGTTAACGTGTAGTCCCATTATACCTAGAGCTGTCCGCCTGACTGACTCTTCAAGCGCGATGTAACCGACTGTTTCACCACGTCCTAATAATGAATACGCAACCTCACGACAAAACAGAGACTTCCCAATCCCACTACCCGCGCATATCGTGACGAGTTCGCCTCGCCTTATACCGTGTGTCATGTCGTTCAAGGATGTGTATGGGTAAGGTTGCGACTCCGTGTTATTTACTTCGCTTATCTTTTCCCATAGTTCTTCAGCACCGACGATACCATCGGGGCGATACTCACGCGCTTCAAAGACTGCTGTTACAAGCTCCTTTGCACGGTTCGCCTTTAGCATATCGTTCGGGTCTTTCAGCGGTAGCTCGGCTATCTTTGCACGTCCAGGAGTTAGAAGAGCCGCACATTCTGCCGCTCCCTTGCGTCCTGGGTCGTCCATATCAAACATAAAAACCACTTCTTCATATCGTTCAAGCCAATCGAGTGCTTGTGCGACGTTGTTCTTAGCTCCGCCAGCACCGTGCGGTACAGATACGACTGCCCAGCGATTGTTAAACGCTTGGGACACGCTTAAAGCGTCGATCTCTCCTTCGGTTACGACGACTCGTTTACCGCTGTCTCGCCACAGATGTTGTCCGTATAGTCCGATCAGTTCGCCACGTACCTTGAATGATTTGTCGGCGTATCTAATCTTCTGTCCACATAACTTGCCGTCACGAGTACGGTAGTTTGCGACTTGAACCATCTGTCCATCGACGTCTGCGGCTTGATATCCCCACTTCTTACACGTCTCTTCCGTCAGGTTTCTTCGCGTTAAAGCGGTGGTCTTGCCGTTACTTACAAACGACGCTTTATTAGTTTTAGTCGTTGGTTGTTCTTCCATTTTTTGTTTTTCATTTTTGTTGGGTTGGGTGTTCTTTCCACAGCTGAAGCAATGACTTGATCCGTCTACGTATGTAGATCGTCCGTCACTTGAACCACAGGCGGGACAGGACGTGTGGATTTCTTGGTATTCAGCCATGATTTTGGTATCGTTTTATCACAGTATTTAATGCCTTTCTGTTCGCAGTATTTTGCGTATGTTGTTTTAGAACCTTTGCGTATCTTGTTTGACGCGTTCATAAAACAAAGACGGACATCAAGTTCGGGATGTTGTTCTCGAATAAGGAGATGTTTGGTTCTGTCTTCACTCGTCCATAGTCCTTTAGTCTCTACTATAATTCCGTTTGGTAGAATAAAGTCAGGTGTGTACGTTGATAGTTTCCTGTATTCGATCTTCACAGTTTCGTACCCGAACTTGATGCCGTTCCGCTCTAACCAATAAGCGGTCTTTGCTTCAAATCCAGAACGATACTTAGAAGTCCGCCGACAGGGGCGCTTCTTGCTTGGTTTCCTCGGCATTAGGTTCTGGTTGATCGAGAGTATTCTCGAATGTTTCTCCTCCGTTTGTATATCCGCCTTCTTCTGCGGTGAATCCATAGGATGTTGCTTTCTCGCTTGTTCCGACAGCGGCAAGTTCGAGTACTTGAACGCCTTGTGGTTCGAGTGTCATACCGAATCCATGTGCGGCGACATACCAAAACCTCATCTTCATTCCGATCTTGATACGGCTACCACCACCGACGATGTCGTCGCCTTTCATCGGGTTACCTTGGCTGTCGAACAACGCAACTTGTAACTTGTACTCAGTTCCGTCACGGCGTTTACCACCCGCTTTCATCTTTAACTTTACGATGTGATCTTCTCCGTCGATGACGAATGGAAGGTTCGCTCTCTTTAGTTCTTTACCTTGCTTGGTGTTCTCGGCGAGGTAAGCGGCTTCGTACTCAGGTTGTACCTGTGCTTTTAACTTATCCCAATCAGCTTTATCTAATATCAACTCAGTACGGTACGTTCCATACTCTGAATCATATTCGCCTTTCGATGGGTTTGTGAGGTAGCAGTATCTTGCTGTTCCTGTTGGTGTGGTTATTGTCTTCATATTATATCTGGTCATTAATCGCTCCTTTTAAGCGTCGTTGTTATGCGAAGAAATAGTCAGAACCTAGCACCTCAAGCGGATCAAGAGTTCCGTAAGGAGGTAGGTCTGGTAGTTCTTCTTTGGTTTGCGTTTGGACTTCATCCTTGAATTTAAGAAGTAAGTCCTCGTTGAAAGTGTTTGCGGTTTCTCGTCGTATGATCCCGCTTAAAGCTTCACTGTTTGTCGAGTGTGTCGCGAAGCTATCATGTACCATAGCAAGTGAGCGGATGCCCATCTTCTTCGCTTCGTTCGTTGTCTTGTGTGCGATGGTAGCGTCAAGACTGTGTACATAATTAGGACTGATGCCATTGGCTTGACGTTTACGATTAAGTTCGTTCAACGGTTGATGCCATCTAACAAACGAAATCCTGTCGCCTAACATCGTTTCAATCTGTGATCCTTTCGTGTTAAAATATTTTTGTCGTACTTTAAAACCAAGTGGTGTCGTCCACTCAATCGCCTTGCCTTCACGTGCCAACAACCTCGCACATTGTTGAAGCCACGCCATGACTGCGTTTGGTCGGCTTAAACATTCGTCCATCGCTTTCCACACGACCATTGATAATTGACTGACTGCGGGTGTTGTCTCACTTCCGAACGGATCGATGTCACGCTCAAGACACAAATCTCTAAACCACTCGTGTACATAGTCGCGACAGGACTGGCGAGTACCACCATAGGGTTTAACCATGACGGGTCGTTTAGTAAGCTTACGTGTGATGCCTAGCTTTAACCATTCAGTCGCGATGTGATCGCCCTTCTTAGCTTTCTTCTTTAATTCTTCCGTTACTTGATCCGCTACAAATTGATAGAGATCGGCGGGAGCTTCCGTAGCTGATACGTTTGTAGCTCGACCGCCGATCTCATCCCTACCCAACAAAGAAAGTAATTGTATACCGTTGTTTGACGCGTCCATAGCGACGGGCAGACGGGTTTTAAATCCCCGTCCACCCATGCTTAATAACTCACCCCATTCAAAACAAAATGCTAGGAACTGCCACGGCTCATCTGCGCCTGTCCACCAGTCGTTGACCTTCGGATCTTTACATACTTCAAATATTTCTTGGCGTCTGTCATTGACCCACTTAACACGCTCGTCAAACGTCACTTTGTCCATGCCGTAACAGTTCGCACCGTGTATCGCTAACCATCGAGCGTCCGTCTCAGGATTCCAAATCGTTTCCGACTCACTAAACAATAAAAGAGACTTCGCTAAGTCCGTACCTTGTGGCGACAGGTAGTAAGGCACGGGATACATGCGTCCACGAAAGTCGATCTGATGTGGAAAGTAAAAGTGTTTACCCGCATACTTATCGCCCAACCATAACGTCTTTATGATTTGTAAACGTTGACTGCGTAACGATATGTTTAAACTTCTAAGCACTCCGCTCTTACGTCCAAGCTCACGCTTACGTTCTGGATCGCCTTCGGCTGTCGGATCAAAAGGCGGTAACTCGTAGTCAGTACGACGGCACATCTCGCCGATCTCTCGGTCATTATCCCACGCCCATCGTGCAATCTTTAGTACCTTGTCATTGACCGTCCAAGGCGTATCTTGTACGTGGTTAACCGAATCGATCACTGGTTGGAAATTTGACGTGTCAAGCTCACGCATGTATTCCATGTCGTTTGACTTGATAAACGTAAGCGGTTGTAGATCAACATCTTTGTATCCGCCTTGCCACAAACCTTTCCAATGTGCGGGCGTCTCCACCATAGGTAACCATAAAGGTTGTAATAATTCTTGGCTTTGATTGTAGTCGGCAATCCATTGGAACAGATCGTCACTTGCTGTAATAACCCAACGCGTTTTATTTTTGTGTCCTAACATGACGAAGGTAACTAGATTGGTAACCGTGCGGATAAGCTCTAGTAACCACGTACCCATCAATATTTTTTCCTTACGCGTCCAGACCTTCCAAGGTTCGATGTTACCTTTCTTTGCTTCGCCTTGTTCGTGCCTTAAAAACGCTTCACGAATCCGTCGGTACGT